GACATAGAATTAATTATACCTTAAAATAAGGTTCTGTCAAACTTAAAATGGTAATTTTGGTTTTTTATTTTTCAATAGATTCAATTCTCTGGCCTCAGTCTCTAGTTTTTCTTTAATAGGCTTTGAAAGGAATTTTCCTATAACTTCAGGGTCTATGTTTTTATTTTCACAAACTGCTAAAACGGCGTCTATATAACTTAAAGAGTCATTTAGAACGTATTGTTCAATGTTTTTTGTAATTTCTTTTTCTTCGGGTAGTATCATTTTTATCCTCCTGTTCATAACAGTAATTATACTTCAGTATTTAAAACAAGTCAATTAAAAAACATAATTAAATAAGCAAATTAAAAACATATATATTGATGAAGAATAAATTTAATTGGGAGACATTCTTTTATGACCATCTGGAACGCAAATCAAAACTTACCTGGCCAAACTGGCGACAACGTAATAATAGGCGGTGCAACATATGCAATCGCCACAGATTGGGGTTCTGGTGGAGGAACTGGGTTTACGGGGGCACATGTCCAAATAGTAAAACTTGGTTGGGGTGACACAAGCAACACATATAGAGCATCTAAACTAAATCCTATTCCTGTGGTTTTGTTTGATGGAGTGCAAGGAACAACAGGAGCATTAATCGATTCTGAGTATAATGCTCTCAAAATAACTGGTGGTGTTCACTTTAATAAGAAATTAGAGATTGCAGGTGGGCAGTTAGATGCTCATACTACACCAAGTGTGTCTGGTATTATTCAGATTGTTGGTCCAACCTTCGGTAAGAGTGGCCCAACTGCGTATGGTCCTGGCAGATTAACAGAAGCACATTTTGCTCCTATTAAAGTTACAGGTTCTGTACAAGGAATTGCAAACGGAACCCCCGTTGCGGTAACTTGGGGAACAACCGCTGATGGTGGTCTGATTCGACGCTTATATGGTGGACCAATTGGTTATGATGGAAGAACTGGTACAGACTGGGAATATGCAAACAGAAATGTACTAGACAGAGATATCGACTATATTGCTGTACAGGGTATAGACAAAGGATACCCAATTGGTATCACAGGAACCACAGGTGGGAATGGACTTCATGCTTCAATCCCAACTAGAGGTCTTTCATATGGAAACACCAACCGAGACAACAGTGAAGCACACAACAAAGGTGACAGTGTAAGAGTCTATGGACAAATAAACACTGCTGCGAGAGTTGCAAATCCAGTTGAAGTAACTGGTGGTATTGTTGTAGCATCCATGCCAGCAGGTGCGAGTTTCGAAGTAAGAAACATGGTATATGGTAGGGATAGCATTGCAATCGGCGGACTAGACGGAACAACCGCCGCTCAGTTTAAACTACTCTCTGGTGATGGAACACCAATTGGAGTTTCTGCTGGAGCATTAAAGGTCGCAGTAGATAATGGTGCGTTCAATATAACGGCAAATGTATATACAAACACATATGTACACAATGCAACAGGAGGCGCTATTTCAGTAAGAGGAATTACTTCTGAACATGTTACCGTTATCGGACCACTATCTGGTGGTGCATTGGAGGTATCAAGTCCATCTGGTTTGAATACTAGATCATTATCATCGTCAACAGATAATGTTGAACTTGGTGGTAATTCCATATCTTATCTACAAAGTATTAAATCAGATGCTGATAAAATTAAGCAATACCAAGATGCAACTAATGTCAATCTGAATGAACTTGAGAATATGGTTACTGATATGTCGTTACAAATACAATCCTTCCATAATGAATTCATTAGTGGGGGTAGTAACACACATCCAGTACAAATCAAAGAAACTGTATTGCCTAATACACTGGTTTCTAAAACCATAACGGTAAGTGCAGCGGCAGTTGCGTTTCCTTCCGCAGCATTGAAATCTGGTGTTAATGTTCAATCAGATCCAACAAATACAGTTACTGTTTATATTGGTGGTGGTGTAACAATGACGAAAAGTACTGGTTATTCATTAGAGCCTGGTGATACTATATTCTTAGAAATAGATGATTTAAATCGGTTGTCAGGAAAATCATCAACATCATTAAAACAAAGAATTAACATAATAGGTTCATGATTAAATGAAAACACCTAGGCGAAACAAAAATAAAAAGTCTCGCGCTAAAAATCTAGAAAACGCTTCGAATTTTAATATTATAAAACAAGGAGTATTTCTAGGTATTTCTATAGAAAGAACTGTAGCAGACAGAAAAGTTACAAAAACCGATTTGACTTCATGGCCTGGAAGTGTTATTGTCGGATTCTCTGGTAAACAAAATTCTGTTCTTATAGAATATCCCAAAGCAACCACATCAGAAGCAGATTTAGATTTAATTTCTTCTTTCTTTTCAAAACTAAAAAGTGGAGATGTTTTTACAATAGTAAAAGGGACAACTAAGTGGTCTGATGGTTCTAATAAATCAGAGGAGCGACTCGATGGCGAATATAGGTTTTTAACATATAAAAACAATTCATGTATTATAGCAGAAAAAACATCAGATTTTACTGGGGATATGAGTAAGAAAACTTTAATGGGAAAAGGATTTATAAGACCAATACAATTTTCTAAAACCAATGGAAAAATGTCTAGTTCTAAAAAAACTAGTAGAATAACAAATTTTCTTCAAGGCGAATCTTTCGATAAATTGTCAATAAAAAAGGGTGACGCAATAGTACTTGATGGTACTACATTGAACGATGGAGTCTATACGATTTTAGATATAACGGATATGAACAACAAAGAATGTTTAAAAGTTTCGCCGCCCGTAAAAGACGAAGACTTAATTGGAACTGAAACTCTTATTAAAGTTATTCAGAAAAATGAAAATCTAAATAAAAATCAGTCAAGGGGCCCCATCAACCCCAATCCAGATCCCCCAATAGAACCACCAGTAGTCAAGCCTTGCGCCGAAACTGGCGGGAAGTTGTGTTGTATAGTTGAATCATTCAACTTCACAAATTCCGAAGGTCAGCCTGATTCCAGAACATGGAACCATTGTCGATGTGTTAGCGATTGTCAAGGCGGTTGTTATGGTGTGAATTGGGAACAAGAACTTCCAAGGCCGTCAGTGCCGTTCACGAACAGACTGGTATGGGCGCATTGTAAATCTAACCGCGAGGGGGGATGTGAAGAACATGGATGTCAAAAAAGACAGTTAAAAAATGGATGTGATCCAGATGCTCATGGTTATAAAACAATGTGGCATTCCCCATGTCAGGTGTTAGTCACAGCACCATGGTTTTCGATGTGCGATGAAAATTGTGACAGCGGCCGGCCGCCGCCGTCGCCGACCAGATAGTCGGGATGAAAACCCGATAACCCTTACATAACTGCGATAATGACCCCAGCGAGATTTGAACTCGCGTTGTCGGGATGAAAACCCGATGTCCTAGGCCTGACTAGACGATGGGGTCTTAAAACAGAAAAACAATAATCAATAATAATATTATAACAGAAAATGCAACATTCCCTACCAAGAGTTTTCTGTTCTTTTTTTGTTTTTTTCTTTTTGAATATGGAGTTAAACCTGAATGATCATCGTTCATGATTATCACTTTCAAAAATCTTTATCGTTGCTTCAGAATATTCATTCCATATATCAATTAACTTTTTATAAGCCTCATCGGTATCAATTTCTTTTTCTTCGCAAAGACCAAAGACGATTGAAGTTCTAATCATGTATTCTTTTAGATTAGTATATAAAACTGTTTTCTCTAGGTTATCCATACTATATTTATAATTTATTGTGAATCTATATTGCTTCTGGTATCAAGCATATCATTCACAATAAATTTCATAACTTTTGTAAGCATTTCGCCTGCCGACATTCCAACAGTTTTTGCTTCATCTTCAACTTCTGCATATTGTTCGTCGGTGAAATTGAAACTTATTGATATTTTTTTCATAGTCATTTTCCCATTCTTCTCGTTCTATCCATCGTCTTCGTTCTTCATCTGTTTTACAATCGTCCCATTCATCTGGTATTATACCGTCACTCATAATATTCCTTCTTTCCACATTTTATCGGTGAGTTTATATTGAAGTCTTTCTGCTTCTGCTTCTCCATCACCATTCCAACGATTTTTTTCCCACTGTTTAACATGTACCATTTCATGTACAATAGTGGCAACAAAATCTCTCATTGATTGATTGTGTGTAATGGTTACACGATAAGAATGTTCAATATCACCTTCCATACAATATCCCCAGCAATCATCATATGGTCGTAATTTAATAAACAACTTTGTTTTGTTTAAATTAAAATAATCTAAACACCACTTAACAACTTTTGTTGTAGTTTCTTTTTGTTGTTTTGTTCCACCAAGTACATGAATCATAATAATATCCTTAACACGCCTGGCAGGACTCGAACCTGCGACATTCGGCTTAGAAGGCCGACACTCTGATCCAACTGAGTTACAGGCGCTTATCTATCTAAAAATTAAGTAAATAATACCACTTAATAAAATTGCATCAGCAATTAAAGACCATAAGATATAACCTTTGAATACAATTGGTGCAGATTTTTTAAGTAGTCTTTTCATTATTTAAAGTACGAGCGGTGGGACTCGAACCCACACTGGATGGATTTTAAGTCCATTGCCTCTACCGATTGGGCTACGCTCGCTTAATTATCACAAAATCCAATCTTCGTTTAAATTGTTTGCTTTTGGCTTCGGGTCAGTTTCTAATAAAAGTTTGGTAACGGAACTATAAGGAATCCAATCCTTTATTCCATCTTCATACAATAATTGAACACTATTTATTTTACCTTCTTCGTCAGTCCAATCTGATACCGTTCCTTGTCGTAAGTTTTGCTTGTTAACAACTAACTCACCTATACTAATTCCGTTTTCCATGAAATCAAATTCTTCTTGAATCATTTTTGTCTCCTTACCTAATTTTCTTTCCGTTACCCTTCACTGAAGTCCGAGCAGGGGCATTACCCTTTTTCTTTTTAGAAGAACGAGGAGAGCCTACTTTGCCTACTTTAGCCTCTTGATTATTTTGTGCCATCAATCAGTTACCAGTCTAAGCGAAGATTCATCACCCCTTGGCGCCGAGTTGATAGCGGCACTGGTCATCGAATCAGGAATAATAATATTGCTAATAAATGACTGAACATATTGATCCTTAAATTCATCAACGGGGTCTAACATAAAAATGACATGGCATTTTTGAAGTTCCATGTCTTCGAATTCACAATAAGGAAGATATGGTGCAAGACCAATACGACCTTCTCCTGCTGGTAAAATAACAGCAGGTTTGGTAAGAGTAATATTATTCTTAGAAATCTTTACTCGTGCAATCATCTCTTCACCCGTTTGTAGTCTTACTACTTTTATATCATCATACATTTTTTTTACCTTTCGATGTTGATTTTTCTGTTGTACCTATTTTTTTAGTTTTCTTTTTTCCGAAGGCCTTTTCCCAACCCTCATTCCATTTAACAGGGTCTATAGGTCGATACTTATCACCCTTTCCTGCTTGACTATTAACCATCATCGCATGTACTTTCTTCGCCTGGTAGTGATTGAATCCATGCGTTTGCTAATGTAATATCTTCTAATACATTATCACAGGCGCATTTGTCAGTGGGTGTGCAAATTAAATCGCAACTCTCATAAACAAGTTTTGCCTTCAATCCCCTAATTATCTGTTCAGTGGGAAATCTACACTCTTGATTTTTATCTTTTTTACAACAACCCATACAATCCTCCTTATAATATAGAACACATTATTATGTATACACACATTTCCAAAAGTGGGTAAAGGGAATCGAACCCTTATCATAAGATTGGAAATCTTATGTAATACCATTATACTATACCCACACAAAAAAGAGGGGCATAAAGTATTCCAAGTTCAAAGTTTGGTTCCTTCATACCCCTCCCAATGTTCGTTCCTAGTGAGAGCCACTCACTCAAGCCGTAATGAATCTTACATCATTTTCACCCGAAGGTCACAGAAGGCTTAGTACTCGGAGGAACGAGATATTCATGGACGGGAAGGATTACAATTTACCTTCAACTTTCAGGGTCACCTATTGGATATATCCCTACTAACACTACGACTGAATCGGTTAGATTCTACTACACTCATTTGAGCATTCGCACCCCACCACAGGGAACCGCATACATTATTTTCAGTAACGAAAAATATTCTGTCACCGTCCGATGTGTGGCTCATGACTTCCACACATATGTTTATTCAATTGTCAAAAAAGGTTTGGAGAGTTTTCACTCTCCGCACCCAAGACTCTATAATCAGAGTGCGTAGCGAGAACCATCGGTATCGAACGCATAGGTCCGATTGCCAGGATGGGTATCTACCATAAAGTAACGAGTCGAACCACTCTTAGTATCCTCGGAAATAATTTCCCAGTTACCGAATGCTTCGACCATCGTCTTGATGTCGCTCATAGTAGCGCGAATGTTTGCAACGCCGAACTTCGACTTTGCTTGATTGGCAGTAATACCATTGTTAACACCACCACCATCATAAAGATAGTTGATAAGGCGACGCTTCTTAGTAAGTTTAGTAGTAGTCATAAATATGACCTCCATTGATGCGGCATTCAGTGTAAGAAAGGATTGGATGTCTGCCGCTCGCATCCGTTCCCAATTGTCATACGAGTATTATAACCTAATACTCAGTCATAGTCAAGCGGTTTGTTGGACAAAAGAATAAATCTTTTCCGCCTCTTCGAGAATTTGTTCGTGTGTAGGAAATTGTGGCCGAGTTTTTACTTCACAAGTGGCAGTTACATTTCCGCCGTCCTGTTCCATGTCTCTCTTCCAAGCACCGAAGTCTTGCCATACACCGTTGTCTTGGAAATATTTATCCATCAATCTGTCTTTGGCTGTGTTGTAGATGTCGTATCGTAATTCGTAAGGGTTTTTTGTCATAGTATTTTCCTTGTGTGTGTATGACTGTGTGTGTAATGAGTACACGGTGTACTCATTTGTAAATGGGTCAGGCGGGACTCGAACCCGCGACGAGCGGTTTAAAAGACCGCTACTCTGCCAACTGAGTTACTGACCCGAATTAAATTGAGGCTCAAAGGAATTAACCCAAGTCCCCTTAACATCGTTTTGTTTACAGAGAAAACTATGTCAAACACTTATTGCGGTTAAAGTCATCTTCTTTACATAATGGGTAATATTTCAACCCATCGGTGGTATGGATCAGTGATCCATACCAAGACTTACAATGCGACTTCTCCATATAATATAATCTAGTTCTTAATTTAAAGATATTCTTGGCACATGATTTTGCTCCGTATATCAGTGTCATTGTTTACCCTTGTTTACATGTGTATTATAGCACAATATATGACTGAATCAACTGCCATTTTTAAATTAATCGGGATATTTTGGAAGTGGCACTTCGTAATATATGTCCAATCCAATTGCTTTCGCCGTATGCCATTCTGCTTTGGCACCTCGGCTGTTCTCCCAACCATGCATCATATAAATGGCGGTACACTCATTACAAATGGCAATCATATCTCTTAAAAGTGCCTCTCTCATAAATTCCTGATCTTCATAATTTGTCTGAGGATCATAGACTAGAGGATCGGAGGGTGGTGCCGAAATTTCTCTATCCATCTCCGCTGGATTAATTACTACCCATCCATGATCTTTTAACATTTTTGCTTGGCGATCAAATGATTCATAATTAAAATTTCTATAACCCCGCATTGGTCCTGCCACATAAATTGTAGATTTTCTATTCATTTCCAAACACCGTATTTAGTTGCCGATTAACGCGAATAAAGGTAGTACACTTTGGTAGTTGTTTAAGTGTCCTTGCGCCAGTATATGTGCAGGCACTTCTAAGTCCGCCAAGAATTTGTCGAATGGTTTCTGATACAGGGCCTCGATATGGCACCTTGACAGTTTTTCCTTCTGCTGCTCTATATGTCGCTACACCACCACTATGTTTATCCATTGCGGTGCTACTAGACATACCATAGAACACCTTGTGAGAGTCCCCTGCTTCGTCTGTAAGGACTTCTCCTGCACATTCTTCGTGACCAGCGAGCAATCCCCCCAACATAACGAAGTCTGCTCCACCACCGAATGCTTTTGCAACATCACCCGCCGATTGACACCCTCCATCCGCCATGATATACCCGCCTAGTCCGTGTGCTGCGTCGGCGCATTCGATTACTGCCGACAACTGGGGATACCCAACTCCCGACACTTTCCTAGTTGTACATACGCTACCAGGCCCAACACCTATTTTTATAATATCCGCGCCCGCCAATAATAGTGCTTCTGTCATTTCCGATGTTACCACATTCCCCGCTATTATAATTTTCTCTGGCCATGATTCTCGTACTCCTTTTACAAAATCAACGAATCGTTGTGTGTATCCATTCGCAACGTCTAGACATAGAAAATTTTTATACATTGCATATTCACTAGTCACCACACCACCGCTAGAAGTTAATAAAGACTCTTCATCTTGTTCACCCATTCCAAACGAAAGTGCCATATTTGAATCTTTATAATCTTCGTCTGTTGGGAAAGTTGCAATGTGTTTACTAAGGCAAGTGAGCATACCATATTCTGAGAGAACTCTTGCCATTTCAATTGTACCTACAGTATCCATGTTTGCCGCAACTATAGGAATACCAGTCCATTCTTTACTATTTCTAAATTTGAATGTTCTGTTAAGGTCTACATTTTTCCTTGATTTAAGAACAGAACGCTTTGGTCTAATCAAAACATCACAATAATCAAGTTTGATATCATCCTCTATACGCATACTCTGTGTCTCCGTCTAAGATCTTTACAACACTATCCAGGCGAAAACTTCGCCATGCATTTTTTTGAACATCCCAAACAGGCAGAACATCGGGATTTCTCTTTTTAACTGCTTTTGTTTGGTTGGATGTTCCTATAGTTTCTTCAGATAATGTACATACCATATCTCTCAACTCTCCATCTTTTTTCTTAAAGAGTACTCTAATTTGTTTTTCTTTTAGTGTTGTAATTAATTCATTTAAATTCATAATGTTTCCTTAAGTGGGCCTAGTGGGACTCGAACCCACGAAGATACCGTTATAAGCGGTACTGCTAATGCCATCCGCGTCAAGCCCATATACCTTAGTAGGTTATTTTTGTTTTTTTATTACTCACATGACCGTTTTCGTTTTTATGTAAGTAATTTGATTTCTGCCTATCTTCGTCATGTCCCAATCTATAATTAAATTGTTCAAGTCCCATATTTTCCATAAGTCTAGTATGAACATCGTTGGTATATTTACCAATAAGGGTGTGAGATTTTGCAATTGCTTCCGTTTCATCGGTCCCAAGAGGTATATCGATATGTAATCTATATTGCATGTTGTTTCCTACATCATAAAATTTCATAATCATCAATTGATGATATTGGTATTTTGCACCACCCAGAAGAAGGGTCGATAGAGATTGTGTAATTTTTATTAAATGCCCAAACTGTTAATGTTTCGTTTTGTAGTTGGTCATTAATATTTTTATCTTCAAACTGGTTTGATTTTTTAGATGGTAATATAGATTCTTGTAAAGTGCAAATGACATCTTTAATACCATCATCAGTTCTAATCTTAAAATTGATCAACCCACCCTTTAATTTTTCTAAAAGGCCAGCATAATTTTTACTATTCACTTTTATTCTTTTTTTTATATGTCCACAAGCCATTATTTTTCAATTTCTTCTTTTGGTATAGGAACATTCATTGTTCTCATTGAAAAGGATGGACGTTTGTTCATAGATTTTAATTCTTCTGTCCAATTAGAAATTAGATTTTTACCATCTACCAAATTTGAATCATATGAAAACAATGATTGTCTTCCAATTTGGTCGTAATTAGAATCCGAAACTTCATAAGGTAAACTAAGAGAAAATCTTTTTATGTCAGAATATTCGAACATTTCGGATGGAACCGAAATGACAATAAATCTTTTTCTGATAGTTTCAGGGTTCGTATTAGAATCTTCATTTGTTTCTGTGTTGTTATCACCACAAGTTGGACAAGGTTTTTCTTTGGAAGTCTTGTTTTCTTCTTCAATCACCGCCGTCTCTTCTTCAATCACCGCCGGCGGTTCGGGTTTTTTAATGTCTCTTTTAGTAAATTCCATAATATATTCTCCTGTTTATATATTAATTAACAATAGATTTATCATCGACAACAGTAGAAAGAAAAGAATCTTCCTCTTCATGCACATGGAAGTAATAATTGCACGCCTTTAATTCATCGTGTGCGATATCCCACTCTTCTTCTGATATTGCCATTTGAGAATGTGCAACTAATCGAATTTTTCCACCAAGAACTTTTTCATATTGTTCTTCTCGCTGTTTAATTAATACAGTGAGTTCTACCTCGTCGCAATGCAGAAGTTGTTCTGACTTCTCGTCTGGCATACGAGCGGCGCTACCGAATACTAAGTCGGGTATTTTTGTTTTATCAAAATTTTCCCACCACCCATAAAGTTCTGTATCAGTGGTAAACGGTGCTTGCCAGATATAATCTGCATATCCATGTTCTTCTTCAATCCACACTTCCATTGTATTTTCCTTCATTCAATACCTACTGTTCGTTACACGAAACTGGCCAGGCAAACCAATCACGACATTATATGCCGCACCACTACAAAGACTCTCTACCTGTTTCTTGTTAAGTCTTTGGCCAGGATACCACGAAGTAGTATCCTCAAGGGTGATGACTTCCCAACACCGTGGGTCTTTCACATCGACCGTTGTCATTGTGCGGGTTCTGCGAGAGCCTGTACCCTTAGTCACATCGACTCGCTTCTTCTTCATTGACTGGTCGTATTCAATTTTAATTGTTGGTTTGTTCATAACAGTAATTATACCTCAATAACAAAAGATGTCAATATTTAAATATTGTTTTTATGTTCGTTCATATGTTATTTATTCCAAATAGTTTATTGGGTCTTCCCAATCTTCTGTTTTTTTGTTCATTTTTTTGATGGTTTCCATATACATTGGTCCAGTCCATTGCATGTATTTCATTCCACCATCTTTATCAAAGATATTTCCTCGGGCGTGTTTTGCAGGTTTTCGCCATCCAGCAGGTTTATAAATGTTTCCCGTTTCAAGTTCAACGAACGCCCACGTTCCAGTTTGATTTCCCGTGCTGCTTAGAACCTTGATATATTTTCTGCCGAATTTATAATTAAGATGGTAACCGAGTTTTTTTCTACGACCATCTTGGTAAAGAGAATCACATTGCTTGAACCATTTTTCAAACGGACCTTGAAATACTACAGGTTCATAGGTTATTGTCATAGGTGACTCCCGTTCCCTTTCGCCAGTCCCGACGATTTTTCTTGGGGTCTTTGTCTTTTTTTTCTCCCCAACTCTTCGACCTATTTATAGGCATACCAGAAACATCTTTATTCCAATTAGCACCCCTACGACTTTTTCGTTGCATCCCTAAACTTCTCTCGTTGTGCTAGGTACTCACCCATTGCTTGCGAATCGCCAGGATGTTGGGATGTGTTTATCCAGTCAGTAGAACCGTCTGGCATGTCAATATACTCAACATACCCCTTCTCTTCCGTCCACATTAAAAAGTCTTTCATTGAGCCCATTTCATGCCTCCAGTGCATACTTACACATTTCATTCTTGTTTCTTTTCGTCATGTAAGAATCATACGATGCAGAAATCATTTCTTGTTCACGATGTTTTTTATAGAAGTTATTCATGTTATGGTCCATGCATTTGTTAACAACACAGAAATCATTTTTCATACATTCCTTCCATAACTCTCTAGCAGAGTCTTTGTCGAGGTTACGGCGGGTCGTAACGGTCCCAACACACCAATGACTATACTCTATATTGCCACACTTTAGCATTTTGAATGTGACAACTTTACCATCAGAATCTTTCAGAGTCCAAGTAGTCGTACCCATATACTCATACTCATTCATAATCTTCAATCTCTCTTTTTCAGAAACATTATTCGCAAACACAGTGTTTCCGATTTTTTTATACCCGCGATTTTTTTTAGAATCAATTTTCATAGCACTCGTCTTCATTGACCATTAAATGCCACTCTCGTTCTTCTTCTAAATGCTTATACAACTCCCATAATTCCTCAAGTTCATCGACACCAAAAGAAACTATTAAGTTTTCGTTGATAGCGCCTTCCCCGTTCGGAAAGAGTTTTTCCATTAATCCAACCAGAAGTTCTAATTGTTCTTGTGTAATCTTCATCATCAACTGACTCGCTCCGCCTCGACCACTGCTTTGTACATAGGAAAGAGATGATCCCGAAGAAGTTCCATGTCAGAGATGTTAGAAACTTCTCTCATATGTTCTGGTGCTTCCTTCATCTTCTTAATAGACAAACAAAGTGCTTGACTGATAATGTACTGTCCCCTCACTGAAGAGGCGAATTCAATTGCTTGTTCTTGTGTCATTGTGTGTTTTATCGTTTTCATTGGGTTGTTGTGTTGTGTCATCGATTCAATTCCTTCTGGACTTTCGCCCAATAAGCATCAAGGTTATTCTTCTTCTTACCTGTGGCCCAAACAGCACGGGGACCGCCATTATGAATTCGTGCAATGTCTTCCATTGTAACTTCACGACCCAAACGCTTTTCGTTCGCATAACGCTTCATATAAGAACGCACGATACGATCAGCGTAATTCGGATTATAACAATCCTTATAAACGCCACGGATTCCTGAAAACTCCGTCGCATCTTTCCAGTAGGAGTCCCATACTTGGTAAACACCGATAGCATTGCCATTGTCGCCCACTGCATTCGGGTTGTTATTAGATTCCACAATACGCATTGCAGAAAGAACCGTGTCCATCTCTGCGTCTGTAATTGCCATAGCAGGAGTCCCAAGTAGGAGTCCCAAGATAATTGCATTAAGTTTCATAGTGATGCCTTTCTAAAAGCGGGCGGTGAGAATCGAACTCACTACTAACGGATTTGCAATCCGTTCCCTTATCCAATTGGGTACACCCGCCAGTAGGAGTCCCATTATATCAGAATAGGAGTCCCGTGTCAAGGAGTCCCAGAGTTATTTTGTTAAATTTATTCATCTGAAAGAATCTCTGTTTTTGAGTACCCCTCTGCGATTTTCTCATCCCAGAAATCTCTCGCTTGCAGAGTGGGGTAATATCCATTTACATAATCGTCTTGCCACGCATCATTATTGCGGAACACTTGAATGTTGTTTTCGTCGTATGTGCGAAACGTCCAAGTATCGAGGCCGCTGCGATGTCCATCGCGGGGGCGAGTCAATACCCATGAAGTAACAGTGGGTGTATCAGGTGACATCATTGTGACTTTCTTTGAAGTTTTCCATCCATTTTACCAGAAATCGATTCGCATCGTACTTGGTAATTCCGAATCTTTCCTGAATGTATCGACCAGCACCGAACATATTGCTCTCACCAGATTCCCGAAGGGTATCCAGAAATATATCTACGGCGACTTGAGTTGGTTGTGTATTTGAATGTAGTGTTTTGTTGCTCATAAGTTTCTTCTAGGAGTCCCGCTTTATATTTTCCGCTTTAGGTTTTTAAGAATCTTTGCTAGGGGCAAGTTTATTTTAGGAGTCCCATACCCGTGGCACTGTTCCGTCCGTACCATTCCGTCCGTACCATATGGTGGGCGGGGAGTGGTAGGGACTTCCCAGACCTACCACTCCACCGCACGCTCAACCCATCAAACGGTTACCAATTCCTCGGTAACGGCTGTCGCCTCGATGCTCGTTTCTGCATCTTCATTAGCGACGATGATGGGGACTTCAGGAATGCTAAACATTCCTCGACCCATACGACGGCTCTGATCGTGAGTAATCCAGTTCGGAATCCAGATTTTACTCTTCCAAGCCATTGAAACCTGACGCAGTTCTGCACGCGAGTAGTGATCCTTGGTAATATCAATACCAAGTGCGGGTGCATGTTCCCGAATGGCATCAACGTATGATGCACGCCTGCTTGTCAAGTTGTTGTAGTTATCATTGTTCATTGTAAAATTCTCCTGAATCATCTGTGAGAGTATAATAAAGGCTCTCGACTAATTCAATTTCTTCAAAGGTGAAGTATTCCTGACCGTAATCCATTGTCAATTTACTAACAAGGGTCAGGCCTGCTAGTCGGATGATTTCCGCTTCTTGTGGGCCGAACTGGACGCCCGCCTCAATTGAATTGTGAATATTAACCAACGTGTTAATTGCTTCGCTAAGTTCGCATGTTGTCGTGGACATCGCATCGCGGGCTTCCCAATTCATACGAACCTACCTTCAGAATCCCAATCGCCAAGCATTTGTTGCGCTTCGCCTGTCAATCCGCCATCGGATTCAAAAAAGGGAACGTCGATGTCGTCTTCCCACGTTGGGGCATTTGTTTGGGTTTCTAGATCGGTTAGATCCTCATGTGATGGAGGTTCTTCACCATAGTATTCTTCACAGGTGATTGTGGCATCAAAGTCGTCAGGTCGATAAGTCATATGGTAATTATACCTTTTAATGGGGTGAGAGTCAAGGGAAAAGTTAAAAGAATCAGAAAGGGCACTTAGTGTCATCCGATGCTTCTCGCCACGTTTGGCGGACGAGAGGGGCGTAACCCGACCAGAATTCGCCATCTTGGGCGAATTGTTCACCAGTGATGTGCCACTTCTTAGCGGCCTTATCCCATTTAGCGCCACGGGACCTGACCGCATCCTTGTCATCAAACTTAACAGAAAGGTCAATTCGTGACGCTTCACTAAAATTTACAGGAGCGGTTTCGCCTTCGTTGATAGCGGCCACGCCAGCGTCTGCATCAACCTTAGTGTAGAGGTTCAAGAAACCTTCCTTAGTGTCATCGTCGAAACGAGAGATTGCCATGTTGAGGGCAACCATCTTATCACCGAAGATGCTATACGCTTTGGTGATGTCCACTAGACGGCGAGTCGAAACGATCTCATCGATAGCACCCTCGGCGAAGGACTTGCGAATAATCGCTGCCCATGTTGTAAGGTGTTCTGCGAATTCGTTATCATCGACACCGACGGCGGTCATTGCCTTCTTGAGAATCTTCTTCTCAGTGGCGCGTGGAGCATATTCCTGCTCAAAGGTCACAGGGAAACGATCAAGAAAGGCCTCGTTAAGGACGTTCGTACCGATGAATCGACCATCGTCGCTACCCTTGCCTTTGGTATTGGCGGTTGCGAAAATGGTGAAACCAGGCGCAGGATGTACCCACTCGTTGATCTTCTTAAGGTAAACGCCCTTACCTTCCAGCACGGGCTGGAGGCACATGATGTTGAACGATGCGAGATCGATCTCATCCAGAAGAAGGACGCCACCCTGGCGCATTGCTTTCACGACCGCACCGTCAGACCAGACAGTCTCGCCCTTGATAAGACGGAAACCGCCGAGCAGATCGTCTTCGTCGGTCTGCTTGGTGATGTTGACGCGGAAGCATTCCCGCTTAAGTTTGGCACAAACCTGCTCGATCATGGTGGTCTTACCGTTACCCGATAGACCAGTGATGAAACAAGGATAGAAAATGTTAGCCTTGAGAATCTTCTCAATGCTAGAGAAGTGGCCCCAAGGCACATACGTTGACATTCGACTGGGGACGAGAGTAGCGCGATCGCCACCCGTCATGCCCAGTACAGAAGCGGCGAGGTCAACGGACGGTACTGTCGATACCGTCTGGACCTTCTTACCCTGCGGCATCGATGGAGCAGCCTTCGACGCTTGCACGGGTTCAACCGCTGAAATGTTCACTTCAAGAGCCTCAGGAACTGTATAGAAACCGCGAGAAATGATACGGTCACTATTTTGCGTGATCCATGATGGAGGGCACGCATAGATACCAGTCGATTCGCAGACCTCAATCAGGTCCTGGCGACTGTACTTGTCTCCCCCTTGAGCATTCGGGAATGTAGAAGCAAGTGCTTCAACAAACTGGCGCTGGCGAGTAGAGAGGTTTTGTAGGGTAAGGGTAGTCATTGAATTCTGCTCCAAATTCGGGAAAGTCTTAGTCGTCCCCCATCGGGACATCCTTATTATACAGTACTTGGACCAGATGGCAAGAAAAAACCCGCACGATTTATCATTTATTTTCTATTGGCATAACCTCTTGCCAATACAGGGTTTAGGCGGCGCCGCGGTTGAT